ATTTTTCACAATCAATGAATGCTGTATTTGATGCAGTAGAAGTTGGTGGCACAGAAGTTCCTGCTATTGATTATGTTAAAACACAAATACCAATTCTTAACTACTCTGATTTTGAAACTAATGAAGCATCAATTGCTATGAATAGTGATGAGTCAAAAGTTAAATTTATCGCTAAAAATCCAGGTAATTGGAGTAATAGCATTAAAATAGCAATAGCTAAAGCATCGGATTTTAACACAGGTATAGAAGCATTTGAAGGAATTTATATAGATGATCTTTTTGAATATTATCCAACAGGTTCTGAATTAGGTGTGATTATTAGTATAAACGATACTATTAAAGAAACATTCACAGTTTCATTCGACGAAACTGCTAAAGATTCTAATAACAAATCAATTTATATAGAAGATGTTATTAATACTAAATCTAATTATGTATTTGTTAAAGACAATACAAGCAATACAAACGATATTAAATCATATGTTTACAATATGGATGCTACTATTTCTGCACCAATTACATTAGTTAATGGTATTGATTCACCAATGGGTCAAGACGATCTTATTGAAGCATATTCAGTATGGGACAATAAAGAAGAAGTTGATGTAGATATTGTTATTGGTAATGAATTAGACTCTGGACTTAGTGCTAAAGGTTTAGTAGATATTAGAAAAGATTGTATAGCATTTATTGGTGCTAATTATAGTGATTGTGTTGGTCAAAAAGCAGCTCAAGTTGTTAATAATTTAGTAAATTGGAGAAAAACTGGTTCACTTAATTTTAATGATATGTTTGTTGTTGTAGGCGCTAACTATGTTTATCAATATAACAAATATTTAGATAAATATGTTTGGATTAATGTTGCAGGCCATATTGCTGGTCTTAGAGCACAAACAAGTACAAATAGAGCATCATGGTGGGCATCAGCTGGTCTTGATAGAGGTCAACTAAAAGATGTTACTAAATTAGCATTTAACCCTGATAACGGTAAAAGAGACATCCTTTACAAAAATGGATTAAATCCTATTGTATCATTCGCTGGACAAGGTATTGTTATGTGGGGTCAAAAAACTTTATTAAGCAAACCATCAAGTTTTGATAGAGTTAATGTTAGAGGTCTTTTCAATACTCTTGAAAGAAGTCTTTCTAAAATGGCTAAATATCAAGTAATGGAATTCAATGATACATTTACTAGAAATAGAATCGTATCTATGGTAAAACCTTATCTTGGTTCTGTTAAAGCAGGTAGAGGTATTCAAGACTTTTTAGTTATTTGTGATGAATCTAATAATACTCCTGATGTTATTAGCAGAAATAATTTAGTTGTTGATATATTCATCAAACCTACTTATGTAGCAGAATTTATACAACTCCGTTTCACAAATGCGGGTACTAATTCTTTTAGTCAAGTAATTGGTGGATAATTTTAAGGTGCTTTTTAGTACCTTAAACCAATAATAAACAGAATAAAATATAAATAAAGTAATAAGAGACAATAATTAAGTAGATACTCTCTCAGGTTCTATCTACTTAATTATTCTGAACCTGAGAACTTCACTCTTATAATAAAATTATAAGAGTCTACAATGACTACACTTTACATAAAAAATAACAGGTTTAAAATATTTTGGAAAAACTACATTTGACCCATTTACATATAATGAAAGTGGCAAATATTGGAAAGCACATATTAAAAAAACACGGATTATACATTACCATAGAAATATATAGTGTATTCGAAGATACGAATCCAAATAGTAACAATAAAAAAATATAAATAATTAAAAAGGTATATAAATGAATATATTTGAATCTGTTAAAAACTTCTTAGGTAAAGAAAAAACAATTAAAACATCAGCTGAAGAAGTTCCAGAAGATAAAGTTATAAATAACTTTTCTGAACAAGATATATATAGTACAGGTGCATTTTTTGATGACAATTATAATTCTGTATTTAATGCAAGAGATAAAGCAAATCAATTAGAAGCACAAAAAAACAAAATAATGTTATATAGAAATATAGCAAAAACTGAAGAAGTAGCGGAAGCTATAGATGAAATAGTCAATGAAATCGTATATACAGACACAGATAGCGTTTTAAAAATGCAATTAAACGAAGAAAACGAAAAAATACAATCAGCTATAGAAAATTCTTTTAAAAAAATAACATCTATAATAAATACAGATAAAAATATATATAATATCGTTAGACAGTCATATATAGACGGTCAAATTATATTTCATTGTGAATACAATACAGATTTATCCAAAGGTATAGAATCAATAAAAATGATAGAACCACTTTATTTTTATTATGATAAGAAAAAAGAAGTTTATAAGTATTATACAAGAGATAAAAACTTTTTAACACATAATAATATAGAAAAAACAACAGAGTATCCTAAAGAAGAAATAATTCGTAGAACATTTGGTCTTGCGGAAGGAACTATAAATCTTAGTTATTTAGAATATGGTATAAAAAGTGCAAACCAATTGAAAACATTAGAAGATTTATTAATACCAATGAGATTTTCAAGAAGTATTTCTAGAAGAGTGTTTAATGTGGATACTGGTGAATTGAGTCCTAATAAATCAGAAGCAGCAATGCGTGAAATGAACAAAAAGTTCAAATATAAAAAGTTTTATAATACAGATACTGGCGAAGTAACAAATCAACAACACATAACAAGTATGGTAGAAGATTATTGGTTTGCTAACAGAAGTGGTGGAAAAGGAACGACTGTCGATGTTCTTGACGAAACTGGCAATCTTGGCGAAATTAATGATATTTTATATTTTCAAAAAAAATTATATCGTTCATTAAAAATACCATTAAATAGAATAGCAGATAATCCAGATGCTCAAGACTTCGATTATGACACTACAAGTATAACACACGATGATATGAAATTTTTTATGTTTACAAATAGAATTAGAAAAATATATACAGAAATTTTTAAAGAATTACTTAGAAGAGAATTGATAGCAACAGGTGTTATGACTGTAGAAAATTATGATGAGTATGAAGAAAAATTAAATATTGTTTTTGCTAGTGAAAATGTTTTTATGGAAAAAATGAAACTTGCTAACTTTAATAATAAATTAGATATATATGCTACAGTTTCTGAATATGCTGGTAAATTATTTCCAGTTGAAACTATTCTTAAAGATGTATTTAAAATGACTGATGAAGAAATAGAAATTATACGCTAAATTTTATGTAGAAGACGATAACGGATATTAATTTATTTATTAGATTTGTTTGATTTTTTAACACATTTTTCATATTTTATGTAAAATTTGTTAGAAATATCATTAAAACGGTCTTTTAAGTCCTTTATTTTAGAATCTTTTGCTTCATTTTGATAATATATACTATTATTAAAATCATTTTGACACGACAATTCTTTTTTTAACTCAGACGAATTAATAGATATTGATGATGCATATAATGGTATAACTATCAAAAATTTTGAAACAATCATTAATGTTATTTTTCGCATTTATCTTTCCTTTTTACTGGTTTAAATGGAGCGTTTTTTTCCTATAAACCCGTGTCTTTTACTTAAATTAAATAAAGAAGTATAATTTACAACATATTCATCATACTCAAATCTATTAGTTCCACATTTTTGTGTTTTTTCAAAATTATAAACAACACTTTTAAGAATATGAATTTGATTTGACTCCATTTTCCAACCCCACCAAAAAACAGAAGTACCTAATCCTATCACAAATGTTGCTAATATGTATAATTCTTTAAAATTTTTAAGATATTGTATTATATTGTTCATATTTTATTTATATGTGATTTATATAACTAAACACAAAATATAAATAAAACAAAAAGGAGTCAATATGTATATTGCAAAAGGTTATTTAGAAACAAAGTTTAATAAAATTTTTAAAAAAGGTGATGTAGTTCCAGACGAAATTGCTGAACATTATAAAAATAATGTGGAAAAAATTAATGAAGACGAATTATTAGTGGAAACTCCGTCGGATGTTGAAGTTATTATAGAAGAACCCGAAACTATCGATGAAACTATCGATAAAACTATCGATGTTGAAAAACCTAAAAAAAAGAAAAAAACTACTAAAAAATAAAGGCAAATTAAATGATAAAAACTAATGATGATTTAGTTGATTATATTATGCGTCAATTAGGATATCCAACTGTTGAAGTAGAACTTACACCAGACCAAATTCAAGATGCTATTGATTATACCATAAAAGAATTTAGTTCATTTGCTTGGGATGGGGAATTAGAGGAAACTGTTATACTTAAAGTTGATGGTAGAGGAACATATCCTTTACCAGATTTTATTACAAATATTATAACAGTAAAATCAATTCAAGGGTTTCAAAATTATGGTGCTAATTATATACCTGATAGATGGTCTGAGGAATTTTTTAGAGCATTTGAATCAAATAGTACAGGTATAAATGCTGTAATATCTATTTCTAACACATTTACTTTATATGAAAAGTATATGCAAGTAGAACTTAATTATTTTTTTAGTCCGTATAAAAATGAGATTCAAATTTTACAAGCATTTACTGGTAATGTATTGATTCAATATACAAAAGAATATACACCAGACAAAGTTGATAAAATATATAATCACCAATGGGTTAAAGATATGAGTGTTGCAAGAGCAAGATTTACACAAAGTACTGTTACTGGTAAATACGCTCAAACATTAATTGGTGGAGCAACTATTAATTATGCTGATATGCAATCAAAAGCAGAAACAGCAATAGAAGATTTAAAAGAACAATTATTTAGTAAATATGGTGGACCAGCACCTATTTTAATAATGTAAAGGAGTAATGATGAATTTTAAAGAAATGTTTAATAAGACATCTAAAACTATTATTACAAAAAATGTTACTAATAACAATAATACATTAAAAGAAAATGTATTATTGACGGATACAGAATTAAACGAAAATGAATATGAAAATGTGTTATTAAAAAATAATATTAAAATTAAATCAAAATTTGAAACAAAATTTGGCACAGAATTTAAACTTGCTAAAAAATATGATGAAGATGATATTAAAAAAATACTTAAAAATTATAAAGTAAGTTTTGATGACGACTCTATTTTTGTTTCCAAATAATATAAATACTTAAAATGAACTAGGAGAAATAAATATGGCTAATATAGCAAACTTAAAACAAGCATTAGGTGCTGGTGGTAGAGTAAATAAGTATAGAGTAAATTTTTCTATACCAAGTGCAGTACCAACATCATCTGATTTACAAAATACAGATGTTCTATGTAAAGCAGCGCAATTTCCAGGTGTAACAATTACACCAATTGAAGTGTTTAACCAAGGAAGAAAATTGGTTATACCTGGTGATACTGTATATGAAAATACTTGGACATTAACATTCTACAATACAGAAGACCATGGTCTAAGAAGAGATTTAATTTCTTGGATGAGAAGTGCAGATGACTTCCAAAAAAATATTCATAGTGGTAATCCAAATGCTATACTTGGTGAGTTAAGTGTAACTCAATTAGATTCTATGGCAAAAGAAACTGTTACATATACATTTCATAATGTATGGGTAAGTGGTGTTGATGCTATCGAACTTTCAGACGATGCGGATGGCGGTATTCAAGAATTTGCTGCTACATTTAGTTTTAGTGATTGGGTTGTTGGTGACGGTGAATTGTCAGAACCTACAAAAGCAAACGCAGCTTCAAAAAATAGTATAGCATAATTATACTTAAATAAAAAGGAATTTTATGAATATTCTTAAGAAAGCAATTAGCAAGATTAAAAATTTAGGTGCTAAGGAATTAACACCTAAAGAATCTATGGAAATGTTGAAAAATCTTATTAAAAAATCTAAAGTTCCTATTCAAAAACACTTAAAACCAGGTGCACTTGTAACATTTATTTATGATGCAAAGGATAAATCACAAGATTATGACAGTATAAATAATATAGCTTAAAGGAGTTATGTTATGATTAAAAGATATCATTTCGTATATCGTATTACAAACATTAAAGATAAAATGTATTATTATGGTACACATACTACATCAAAATCTAAAGAACAACTACCTATGGATGAATTAGGTATTACTTATTTTAGTTCTAAAGCGGATAAATCATTTCAACAAGATCAAAAGTTAAATCCACAGAATTACAAATATAAAGTTCTAAAAGTTTTCTCTACGAGAGAAGAAGCTATAGAAATGGAAATAATGCTACATAAAAGGTTTGATGTTAAGTTACATCCAAAATTCTATAATGAAAGTAATCAAACAAGTACAGGTTTTGATACTACTGGTACAGTTGGACATAATAAAGGCAATAAAAAACAACTTATTTGCCCTCATTGTTTAAAAAAAGGACAAGAAAATTTAATGAAACAATGGCATTTTGATAATTGTATATGTCACCCATTATTTAAAAATGAAAATATATTAAAAAGAAAACAAGTATCTATTAACAAAACAGGCAAAAATAATCCAGCTTTTGATAGAAAAGGTTTGAAAAACAAAAAAACAAAAAAATATATAGTATATGATAATAATGACAATATTCAATATGTTGTTTACGGAACAGAAATTAAAAAACTTATAAAAACATTAGAAATATCTACATCTTTTAGATACAGATATAAAAAGAATCCATATAATCCTCAACAAATGAAATATAAAAAATATAAAGGTTGGTATTTGGAGATGTGTGATGTCAGTTAAATCAGCATTAACTAAAATTTTTGATAAAATGAAATTATCTAAAGAATTAACACCTAAAGAATCTATGGAAATGTTAAAAAATTTGATAAAAAAAAATAAAGTTCCTATACAAAAACATTTAAAACCTGGTAATATTATAACATTTGTATATGATGCGAAATATGATAAAGAAAATTATGACAGAACTCCATTAGTTATGGTTTTAAGTACTACATCTAAATATATGTTAGGAGTCAATTTTCATTGGATGAAAGTTTCATACAGAACAACATTAGTACAATACATTTTAGATAAAAATAAAAATCGTATTCGTAAAAAATTACCAATTCAAATGACTTATAAGTCTATTAGAGCTGCTATGAAAAGTATTGGAGCATTTCCTGTTATTCGTTTATATATTCGTAAAAGAATGAGCCCAACGGGTGTTAAAATACCGGATGAATTATTAATGCAAGCATCTAAAATGAAAACTGAAACATTTACAAAAGGTAAGGCTAATAGTACTACTTTATGGACAAGAGCTAAACAAAAAGCACTTAGTGCTAAAAGAAAATTATTAAGATAGTATTAATATTTTTAGTTTATAAGAATTATAAATATAATGTAATAAAAACAAAGGATAACAATGGCAATTGATAACGAAACATTAGACGCTGTAAAAAACAAAAAGTTTACAGAGTTTTCTGATGCAGTAAAACAAGAGTTAAAACAAAAATTAAGCAATCATAAAGATACTAAAAAATATGTATCAGATTATGACAAAATTAAACAAATGAAAGATTCATTTGCAAAAATAGCATCTATTAATATTAAACCTGAAAAGGATATTGGTGATGACGATGAGTAATTTGTAAAAAAATTACAAGGAGATAATGTATGAAATTAATTTATGAAACATCAGAAGATAAAGTAATAACAGAAGAAGTTATTAATGAATCAACTGGAAGTAAAAATTATTATATAAAAGGAATTTTTTCAAGTCCTGGCGTTAAAAATAAAAATGGAAGAGTTTACCCTAAAGCAATTTGGGAAAATGAAGTAAATAAGTATCAAAGTGTATTAAAATCTGGTAGTTCTAATTCGTTATTAGAATTAAATCATCCTCCAAGACAAGATGTAGATATGATGGAAGCCGTTGCTAAAATGACTAAATTATATTGGAAAGACGGATTTGTTATGGGTGAAGCTGTATTATTAGACAATCCTAAAGCAAACCAACTTAAAACTTTAATTGACAATGGCATTAAAATGTCAGTATCTAGTAGAGGTGTTGGTAGTGTTAAAAATGGTCTTGTTGAAAAATTTAATCTTATTACATTTGATATTATTCCAAACCAACAACAATCTGATGTAAATGCATCAATGATGGGTATTGTTGAAGGTATTTTAGAAGACAAAGAGTTTGAAGTAAATGATGAAGGTCTGATTACAGAAGTTCAAATGTGTACTAAAAACGAATGTACACTTTTTGAAAAAACAGATGTTCAAGAAGCTACTAAACAAAAGTTCAAAGAACTAATGGAAAAAATTTCACCAATTAAAACAGATAAAACAATTAATGAAAAAGATCTTAGAATCATTAAAAAACTAAAAGAATTGGATTATGAAAAAGTTTCTAGTATAACAGACATATCTATATGGATGAAAAGAGGTACTAAACCTTATGAAGATATGGTAGTTCTTGATGGAAATAAAGCAGATGCTTCTAATAAAGAGACAAAAAAGGCTTTAGAAAGCGTATAAATATATAAAATCAGTTGAAATAGTACGAATAGATGATTTTTTATATTTTTAGAAATATAAATAAAGAAGTATTATATACTTTCTTTTTATTTAAAATTATAAATTATAAATAAAAAAATAAACACAGGAGACATAAATGAAGTTAGAAAAATTATTCGAATCTTTAGACGAAAAAGTTTTTACTGATGAGTTAAAGGGTAGTTTACAAGAAACTTTTGACGCTGCTGTTGCAGAAGCATCAAAAATTAATGAAGACACTATTAACGAAAAAGTAGAAACACTTGCTGAAGTTAAAGCTGTAGAAATGATTGCTGAAAGAGTTGAAGACAAAATTTCAGAATTAGAAGAAAAAGCAGAAGAGTTTCAGGAAATTTTAGTTGAAGAATCAAAAGAAAAAGAAGAAGAATTACTTGAACAAGTTGATTTGTTTTTAGAAAAAGTTGTTGAAGACTTTTTAGAAGAAGCAAGTGAAACTTTATCAGAGTCATTACAAGCTGAAAAAGCTGATATGATTATAGAAGCAGTGGATGCAATGATTATTGCAACTGGAGCAGATATTCTTAAAATTTCAGAAGCAAAAGACAATACAGACGCAGAACTTAAATTAGCAGAATCAATTGAAAAATATGATGAACTAATGGAAGAAAATTTAGCACTTGAAAAAGAAAAAGCTAAAATGATGAAAATGGGTGTTATCGCTGAAATGAAAGAAGGTTTAAGTGCAGTAGATGCATCAAAATTTGACATTATGGCAAATCTTGTAGAATTTGATTATTCAGAAACTTATGTTGAAAAACTTGAAACTATCAAAGAAAACCTAGGCACTACAAAAGTAGACGAAAAAGTCGAAAAAGTAGAGAAAAAAGAAACAAAAATAATGAACGAAGATGTTAAAAAAACTGATGCAAAAGCACAAATTTTAACAGCATTTGGTCACTTACTTTAATAAACAAGGAGAATTAAAATGAAAGAAATGAACGAAGATATTCAAAAATTAGTAGAATCAGAAAAGTATGACGCATTAACAGAAGGTGCTGACGCAGCAATGATGGGAATGATGTTAGAAAACGCAATGGAAGAAGCAGAAAAAGTGCTTGCAGAAGGAACAGTTTCATCTGATGTAGCTCAATTCTCTCCAATCATTATGCCACTTGTAAGAAGAGTTTATCCAAACCTTATTGCTAACGAACTTTTAGGTGTTCAGCCAATGGCTTTACCAACAGGTTTTATTTACGCACTTACTAACAGATATCTTGGAAATACAACTGGTGGAACTATTGAACCAACATCAAAAGGTCAAATCCTTGTATTTAGTGCAAACACTCCAGCAGTTGGTGATACTGTAACAGGTGTAGACGCAACAGGCGCAGCAGCAACAGCAGTTGTTAAATATGTTGAAGGTGATAAAGTTCTTGTTGAAGTAGCAGGTAACTTTTTAGTAGTAGCTGGTGATATTTCAGCAGTATTCACAAACGAATTAGCATTTGGTCAAGTTCTTAACAAATATACTGGTCCAATGACAACAGCACAAGCAGAAGTTCTTGGTGACGGTATGTCAGAAGTTGGTTTTGATATCGCTAGAAAAAGTGTTGAAGCTAAATCTAGAGCACTTAAAGGTAAATATTCAGTAGAAATGTACCAAGATTTAAAATCTCAATTTGGTTTATCAGCAGACGATGAAATTATGTCACTTATTTCATACGAAGTACAAGCAGAGTTAGACAGAGAAATTGTTAATTTTGTTAATGATAACGCTACTCAAGTTGCAAATCCACTTACACCATCTGCTACAGATGGTAGATGGGAAATTGAAAAATACAGAGCTGCAGTAATTAAAATGAAAAGAGAATCTGTTCAAATTGGTCTTGACACTAAAAGAGGTCAAGGTAATATTCTTGTAGTTTCACCAAGTGTTGCAACTATGTTAGAAGAAGTAGGTTCATTTACAATTGCTGGTCAAGCAAGTAATGTTAAACAACCAGTAGCTGGTGGTGTTGCAGGAACATTTGATAACAAATTCAAAGTAGTTGTTGACCAATTCTCAACTTCAGACTATGCAACAGTTCTTTACAAAGGTGCTGATAGAAGAGATTCAATGGGATTCTTTGCTCCTTATGTTCCACTTAGTTTTACAAAAGTAACAAAATATGAAACTGGTCAACCAGCAATCATAGCAAAAACAAGATATGCATTGGAAACTATTCCAGGTGTTGAAACTCCAATCAGTAATGATAGAGCTAAACAATATGCAAGATCATTCGGTGTAGACTTCACAGGAACTGCATTAGCAATGTAATTATAACTCTTCGGAGTTATATTCAAATATGGAGTTATTTTTTAATAACTCCTTTCTTCACTTTATACTCAATCACATAACATTTTACATACTAATTATATATAAATACTTAAAAGTAGGCATTTATGACATTTAAAAACCTTTTAGAAAATTATATATACGACAATAATGACGATATAAATTTGTCTATTAATTTTAAAAATGCTAAAAAAGTAAAAAATAATTTATATAAGTACCAAGACCAGTACTTTTATGGTAAAAATGACCAATATATAGCCGGAATTGAGTATTTTTCACATAAAAACAACATTCTTTATATAAGTGTAACACATAGTATCGAAAGAGGTGGTTTGTTAAAACTTTTTTATCTTATCCCAAGAACAAAATATATAATTTCAGATACTAATTTAAGTTCAGCAGCATTCAAATTTTGGGAAAAAATAGCTAAAGATACATCCAAAGAAAAAGTGTTTATGGATTATAATGATGATATAGTACACACATTCACAAAATATACAGATACGGAAATTAAAATGATAAAATCATCAGATTATCGTATAGGTTTAAAAGTATAAATACTAAAAAGTAGGATTAATATGTCAAATTACATTCCAGAAGCAAGTTATGACAAATATGCAGGTTCAGGTCAAACTCAATATAATAAACAATTTACATATTTTGATTATATTACACCAACATCTGTAAACATAAATGAAAAAGCTATTAACAATTCTATAAAAAATATAATGATGACAAGAATTGGTTCGTTACCAGGCAAACCAGAATTTGGGTCAAATGTAATGAATATTGTTTTTGAATTAATGGATGGAAACAATACTTCTGATATATTAAAAAATAGTATAATGCAAGCTCTTATAAAATGGGAACCAAGAATAGACATAAATTATGTTAATATAAAAGAAATACATGAATATAATAGAATTGTAGCAAATATAAATTATACATATAATATTTTAGGAGCAAATATAGATGCTTCTACATCTATATTATTAAAAGATTAAAAAAAGGAAATAAATAATGGCAATACTAAAAGAAACAATACCATTTGATTTTGATGACATATATACAGGTATAGAAAAGAAATTTGCAGAAAAAGGATATGATAGTCCTTATCCAGGTTCAAACTTAGCTCAATTAA